GGGGGAGAAACGTCTGTCTCTGACAGCTTAATGATCCGACGCTTAATGAAATCATCGGTCAAAGTGTCAGCCTTCATTGTCCGCAGCTGAGCCTGCAGCATTCGGACCTGATCCTCAAGGGAGTCACCAACAGTTAAAACTTCCAACTCATCGGAGACCTCGATATTGGCTCGCTTGGCGTTTGATAGTCGGGAGGCAAACGTGGAGGCGGGGATGTTAAGCAACCGGGCGGCTGCTTCTTTGTTGCCGCCGACCTTTTTATAGGCCCGTAAGGTCTCGACAAGAACTTCGGTAGGTACTGGCTTGGCTGGCACAATTTTCCCCTAGTGTCAAACCAAGCCAGTATTTACTTACTTGGTTACGACTGTGTTAAATCTTTAAGCTGATCTAAAACTTTTGTCAAGGCCACCCGACGATCTTTAACTTCGGGTGCGTAGTCAAGCTCGTCGGACTCCTCCCAGACCCTCAGGAACTGCTCAAGATCGGCTGCCACTTCTTTGAGCTTGTGCCACCCATTGTTCTGAGACTCCTGTGCTTCGATCCCCTTAATCATGGCTGCCGTAATGAATGCTGAAAAAATGCGGTTCATCTCCTCGGAAGATGCGGTGAAAGTAAAAACACCATCCTCAGCCTCAGCAACCGACAGAGTTCCAAAAGATTTGGTATCTGCTTCCTCCTCTTCCTCCTCTTCTTCCTCTTCTTCGTTTTCTTCCTCGTCCTCTTCTTCTTCAGGAGGATTGCGATTCTCCTGGAAGGTCTGAGTAACTGTATCCTCGATGCTGTTCAGCTTCTCTATTGCAATGTTCAAAGAAGTCGCAATTGAGTCTGCGTCTGGTGTAACCGTCTGGTTTAGACAGGCGTCAGTGATGACATTGAGAAGACTCTTTGCATCGTACGCGTCGCTCTCAATCTGATTAAGGCTATGCCAAGTGATCTGCATGACAACTCCTAGGGTAGAAATTCTTGAAAGGACCGGTAAAACCGGGCCATAACATCCTCTAACAGTTTCATTTCAGTTTCACTATGCTCCTCATGTTTGATCTTGTTCTTGAGCATGTAGTAAAAGTCATGCGCCGCCTCATTGGCTTGCAGGGCTTTTTTGCTAACTGAAAGATAGCCCTCAGCATCCCTAAGGCACTCAAACGACATCTTGATCTCGATCATTTCTCATTCCCCTTTAGCCACAGTGCGGCACAGATATACTCCAATCGCTCGGACGGGCGGTCAGCGTCCAGAGCATCTTTGAATCCCTTCTCGTAAGACTGAAGCAGATCCTTCGCTTTAAATTCTTTCTCCTGCGCTTTGTACATGAGATGCAACCAGCCCACACCGCACAGAAACCCAATGATTAATGCGACGACTGTTCTGCCCATTATTGTTCCTCTCTCAAGCCGTACTTGTACTGCATATTGGGGCCAAAAAGACGGCGGCGTTTTTCATGCGTGGCTCCAAGTTTGAATGGGTCGTGAAACTTGATCGGAAGAATTCTTTCGTAAACCCATGGCAGACCTGGGTTGCGATGCCTACGAAACTCACCAGTCCCCACCTTTCGGCGGAGGGCGGCTTCTGCATCAATCAGGCTAATGCCATGCTCTTTGGAATACTCTTTAACTGTGATGCCCATCAGAACTGTAGCTCCGTAACACGGCTGCGCAGATAGGCACGCACACGCTGGTAGTGATCGATGGCTGCATCGCATTCGTCAATCTCTTCTTGAAGAATCGCAACCTTGATGTCTGGCTTAGGAATCTTGTCCTGAGTGGCCTCTTTAGTTGCGTTGTTGATCTGCTCAACAGTCGGCGTAAATGGAGACTGGTTCTCAACAAGAAAAACATTCTTCCCAATAACATCAACTAGATCTTTGTGCTTGAGTCGCTCAACAATGTCATAGACCTGCGTCTTGTATTTGAGCGGGATCCGTTGGGCAATCTCTGTCCGGGTAAGCGGTCCACTATCTTTAAGCAATTTAATTACGCGTTCTTCGTACGTCATATCTTTTTCTCCAATGATTGAATTTGTTCACTCAACACAACACCCAGATCCCTTCCGTTGACAGCAATCATCTGGGCCTCTTTGCACTTGTAAATAACTTCAGCAGCATCCTTCAGGCCACGGTTGTATCCAGCAGAAAAAACATCTCCGCCGTCCAAGATGCTTGAGATGGCATCACGGATTAGAGACGAAGCCTGTCTGCGCTTTGCCAGATCTCGCAACTTCTCGTAATGCTCCTGAGAGATGTATACGGAGTATGGAACTAGCCTCGTTGTTTCCATTCCAGAAAGTCCTTATAAATTCCATCAAGCCTGATGCGGGCCTCATGATTGGTTTTCAATTCAGCCCGGGAGGTTAGGTTAAGCTCATCGCGTAACCATGTTGCAGCCTCATCCGGACCGGCCTCGAAAAGATTTCCCGTGTCCACAAGGAACTCAGCAAACGCTGGGTCCCTACACATGGTCGCTGAAATCCTTATCGCCCTCTCGCCCTCGTACTCAGCCTGCCTGTCTATCGGTTGGTCATGATCGTTTAGCCTAACCATGACCACCTGATACCTGGCCCCAACAAAATCCCTCAGAAGCTCCTCGGGGATCTCGTCTGGATGCATATTCAGAGTGAGCACAAAGCCAGTCTTGTCTTGCTTCAGGGCAATCTTGATGGCCTCAAATTGAAGCGTCTTCAAAATGGAACATCCTCGTCGTCAGCAGGAAGCGAGTTATTTGCACCCGGCTTGATCTCTGGGCTTGAATAGCGAGACTCTGCAGGCTTCACATAGGGTTTGGATACAGACATAGAAATGTATTCAGTCCCGGTCCTCTGGCTCTGAGAATTCCATGCTGAAACAGATACTTTGATCAGGTCACCCTCGGTCTCGTTAATAAGAGACTTAAGAAAAGACCTGTCAAGAAACAGATCCCCCTTCAGATCCGGATGGTTGTCAGACTTCTTGTAGTTGTTCTGGAACATGGTTCCAGTATTGGGCTTTGGCGTGTAATTCATTTCTGCTCCAGTTTGGTTTTGGTTTCAGTAAAGCGAGCCATGATTTCCTTGAACGCAAGTGCGTCCTTAGACTTCACGGTGTCAAACAAAACTTTGTTGTGCTTAAAGATCTGCATAACATCCTCAGTAGACTCTGCAGCTGCAAGCGCAATATCTACAATCTGCTCAATCTGAATGAGCCACTCGTCTACAGGCCCCTCTGGCGCTGGTGGCGCATCAATCTGCCATGGCGCATCCTTACCAACAATCCGCTCTGCTTTCGGCTTGGCAGGCTTTTGAGGCTCCGGTGCTTTCGTTTTGGGCTCAGACCCAGTCGTCGCATCGAGGGCGTCATGCTCGACCAGCTCAAAGGCGTTTGTCCATAGATACCGGCGAAGGTAGGTTTGAACTGCGCCAAGGTTCTGTACGTCATGGCATCCTTTTAACTGAGCCGTAGACATTGGGGATGTGAAGACAACCTGCCCATCTCCTTCGGTCTCATGAATGGTTAGATACGCCATGGATTCGTTAAACGACACGACACCACAGAGGCCAACCTCTTTGCAAATCGTCTGGATCGCGGGCAGAAAGTCTCCCAGCTCAAAATACTCATAGCCAGCAAACTTGTTCTTACCGCTCTTAGACAGCTTAGTGGACTGCAGCTTTACGCGGGCAGCTTGAAGCTTCGCAAATACACTCACTTTACACTCTCCAAATAGTCACGCCACTGTTGACAATAGGCATTCACCGGACAGAAGGTGGCGCACCTCGTCCTTTCGCCTGGTCTTACTTCTATTTCAAACCCATCACCCGACTTGGCAAGCGCTTCGTTTGCCTCCTCCTCGGTGTAGTGGAGCGAACTAGCCCGAAGCTTCCCGGTGCGCTTGAGCGCCCAAACAGTTGGCTTCTCCCACATGTCCTGAGGGCTGCACTCTGGAAGATCTGCTTCAGTCTCCATAGCAAACTCAGCCGCAGAGTGAGCCGCGATCCGATCAGAGATAAACTTCTGGCGCTCTTCGTAGGACCACAAAGTGATGGGCAATTCTTTAATCGGCGCTTCTGGATAACCCTCTTTGTTGCTTGCGTCACGGCGGCTCCAGTCACGGATGATGGCCACAATGCCAACATCAGTTACAGGGACCCCCTTAACAGTCTCGACTAGCCACGCATAGATATTGAGCTGCTGCTCCCACTCGACCTTCTCATTCATGACCGCCCATGCAGATGTGGTTTTGTAGTCACGAATGGAGATGCCGGCTTCGGACACAACCTGAAGATCAATCGCACCAGAGATTCGATACCCATCTACTTCGGCATGAATGCGCTCTTCAACCAGATGATTCTCATCCTTGCCGTGTTCAAGAATTCCGTGGATTGCTGACCCAAAGATAGACCAAACCATCTCGGACACATCCTGCTCAAGCTCTTCTTCAAACTTCTTGGTCAGAGCTACAATCTTTGGACTATTGATTAGCTGAGTGACCGACAGGTGCGCCCTTCCCTTGGAGTAGGTGGGCCGGTGTAGTACATTGACAAACGTCTGGGGGATGTTGAACTTGTTTGTGAGTTTCATGCTTCCTCCGTTGATGAGATGCCATTGTTCTACACTTTGTCTCCTATGTCAACAGGTTGTTCCCATATTTTTTCATGTGTTGCTTTGTACTATAACAGCTGTTATAGTTGGCCCATGGAAGTCATCCTACCCTGGCCCCCCAAAGAACTATCCCCCAACGCAAGGCTGCACTGGGCGCGACGCGCAAAGGCGGCTAAGTACTATCGGGAGTTGTGTTGCCTGAAGACCAAGAACGCTGGATTCGAGGTTCCGTCGGAGGGAAAGATCAGGATCCTCGTGACCTTTTGCCCACCGGATCGAAGGCACCGAGATGCGGACAACCAGGTTGCCATGATCAAAGCTGGCCTAGATGGATTCGCAGACGCTCTAGGGGTAAATGACAGACGGTTTCTCCCGACCTTCCGGTTCACCGATGAGGTAGCCGGAGAGGTCAGGATTTCTTTAGAGCCCCGCGTCCTTACGCCAGCTTTCAATGTCGTCTAGAATTTCGGCCTTGAGCTTCTGAAGGTCGGTGATCTCTTCGCGTTTCTGTTTCGAAGTTCCGCCGTAGTCTTTGTTTTCACCGATCTGCCGGATCAAGGCGTTGATCTCTTTGAACTCAGAGTCAACTTCTTTAACGTAGTCATGGGCCATGAGGATGTCTGCGTTCTCTTCAAGAATCCTGTCCACATCTTCAAGCTTAGAGCGCTCAACCTTCTTCATGAGCGTGTTGTACTTCTTCTCTGTCCGGTCTTTGAGGTCGTAATAAAGATCCTCTTGTTTGCGCCCAACGGGGCCAGCAAAGAAGCGTCCCATACCAGGCAGGTCACGAAGTCTTGGGTCTACGCGATCTTCGGCAAACATATTAGAGGCGAACATGGTCAAGTAACCAGCCGTTCCGAACATGCCACGGACCAGGTGATCCATTTCGATTGGCGAGAGAAGCCTCTTGTCCCCAACCGAAGTCAACCCACTGAGGACCTTTGCAGCCTCAGAGGTGGATGCGTTGTACTGCTCTGCAGCCTCCACGTTCTCGAGGTTGCGTGGGATGACGGTTGAGCCGCTCCAGAAATTTCTATTCAATGCAATTTCAATTGCTGGCTTTAGTGCAGAAGGAGCTGGCGTAGGACCGAGCAGAGAATCAAGAGCTGCTTCTTTGAGCGCCGTCTTGAGTCGTGTGGCATCCACTTCGGTAGCTGTTCCTTCACGGATGACCGTGTTGTAAATCATCTCGGGAATGGCCTTGAAGATAAATGCTGCCGAGGTATTCATCGGGATCAGGATCGTTTCACCAAACATGGCCTTCGATCCAGGGATCACCAGGTTGCGCAGACGGGTCTGATCATCAAGCTCTTCGTACTCGTCGGAGCCGGCAACAATCATTGAATAACCTATTACTGATGCGGCAAGCAATCCTCCTGTTTTTGCCATTCTAACCAAGGCTTTCTTGCGGCTCATGCCCTTGAGTCCACCACCGGCAAGCGCCTGTGCAAGTACATTAATGCTCTGTGCGTAGGCATTCATAAACGCTACGTTCCTAGTTAGCCATTGCGCCTCGCGGGATGCTCCGCGTTTTAGGAAGTCAATAATGTTGTTTGCTTGAAGAAGTGCCTGTGTCTCGTCACCTGTTTCTTTTAGAACAGTGTTGTAGGTTGCACGACGCTGAGCAAAGTCAGAGGCGTCTCCAATCTTGTCCAAAAGGTTAAGAATCCTTGAGAATGCATTCTGATTTATCAGCCCAATCTCAATTTTGAGTTGGCGCTCCGGAGATCTAGCCAGTGACTGGAAGCCACCGATTCCATAAGACTTTAGCTTTTCAACAATTGGATCGTTGGGAGTCAGAGACATCAAGAATGATTGGAATACGCCACCAATTAGAGCCGCTGGGTTACGAACCCCAGTCACCCACGCAGCGGTGGGTGCGTCCTTCAAGACCTGCGCCATCTGAAAGAATGGATCTACCGTAATGCCTCGACGGAATATGTTCTCAAAGGCCGCAATGATTCCGTTCACCGGCAGATCAAGATTCTCCATTCCAATCGAAGCCGCAGCCACTAGAGGATCTGTGATCTCAACCGTTACGCGACGCCCATTGATCAGAGCCTTTACGCCAACGCTTCCATTTGGGAGTGGGCCCTCCCGTGGGGCGACCTTGATCCTGCCATTTGCGTCCCTTGCCGCATAGTCCTCAATGATCCTATTGTTTGCGTAGTTACGCATTACGTTCTTAGTCAGCAACAGAACGTTGTGAAGCATGTTGTCCACAATGTCATCTACTACAAGTTCGGTTCTGCCCTTACCAAATCTGCGCTCACGGGGAACGTTTGATAGTCCACGAACCATCCCGCCGGTAGGCTCATGGATGTCCATAGCGTCATCCATAACCCGGTACCAGGGCACATAGTCTTTAATCGCTTTGAGTCTTTGATGTCGGTCCTTAGACAAGATGCCAGCGAAACGCATCATGTCCAGTGTGTTCCTGTTAACGGCTGTCCAGTTGGTCATCATGTCCGCGAGCTGCGGGACCTGCTGCTCAAAGGCAATTGCATCGTCAATTGCGACGTCATCAATTACGGCGATCTTGCGCTTCTCGCCCTTGGGTCCAGTGACAGTCACCTCAAGAATGTTGCCAGCCATGTCTTTCTTCAAGAAGCTTGGGGGGATCTTGTCGTAGGCACGGATGACCTGCTCTACCTGCTCCCACATGTCTTGCTTGGCTTCTGGCGTAATGGCGTTTTGATAGTCAGCTTCGGACTTCTGATACTCGTCCTGAATGGACCGAGCACGCTTGGCCTCAAAGTAGGTATTGACTAGATTGGCTGCACGCTGCTCGCCAAGCATCTCGATAATCTCTGCTTTGAGACGAACAATATTAGCCAGTGAATACTGGTCATCAACCGCCTGAAAGAGTTGAGTGTTCGCATTAAAGATTAGCTTTCCCCTCAAGATGACTTGCGTACCAACGTGTCCGGCGTGCATGGCCATCGTGGCATACACTGAGGCGGCAACCTTTCTCCTTCCATCACGGAGTTGGCCGTTGTAGCGAGAGAAGTCAGCAGCGTCTAGTCCGCTTCCAAACCAGACGTAATCAATTTGAGTCTTGGTGAGCTGACGGTCCACCGATCCAATCAGATTGGATGCTGTCCCAACAGGGTTGGTAACAGCATTCTTCGCAGCCTCAGCAGAAGCCTGAGCAGCGCCAAGCATGGCATCCTTAACAGGCGTAGACGTCTCGAAGGGAGTGTCAGGCCGGTCATTCCGGGTCATGTAATCATCGACATCATCTGGCAGGGCATTGAGAATCCGCTTCTCATAAGTCCCGTCAAGAATCATGTCGTCAACCATTGAATAGTCTGTGCGATCACGGTTCCCGTAGGCAACATCCTTAAAGATTCGGTGAACGTCGTATCGGTTGTCAAAGCCGAAGACTTTCTTGAGTCCCTCAAACATGCGACGGATGGCAGACTTAAACCTCTCCCATGCCGGACCAAGCCGAGCAGCCATAAGGTTCTCAGCATTGACTGCCCAAAACTCTGATGGGCTTACAAACTGATAGAAGTCTCGTCCCGGGAGGAGTTTGATGGCTTCAGCCTTGTTCTTCTCTGTTGGGCTGTCCATAAACTTTTGGACCGCATCAAAGAACTTTTGGAATTTCTCCCGATCTTTTGCGTCCGGCGCCAGGTGCTTGCGCATGGCCTTCTTGATTGCAGCGGCCCACGCATCAACCAGAGCGATCTGCTGGTCCGGAGTCATCATCTGCTCAAGAGCGTGAGCCAGCTCGTGCCTGAAGGTTCCGGGGTTCTCAATCCCGGACGTTCCCTTGTAGAGAGAAATGATCCGATTAAAGGAGTCAAAGCTTCCGGCTGCGCCGCGTTCACCCTTGAGCGCCTTTACTGAAAGCAGCAGACCCTCCAAAAGATTGGGAGCCTTGAGGTATGCGGTCTGAATAACAGCCAAGACTTCTTCGCTAATGTTGCCCTTGTCAAACTCCTGCAGGGCTTTTGCCAAGAACGCTTCGGCGCTGTCTCTTCTTTCGGCAGATGCATCAATGGCCTCTTTGTATTGCCTAGAAAGATCATCAATTAAGGTCAACTCTCTCTGAAGACCAATGGAGGACTGGCCCTTCTTGATCTTTTGAACGATCCCCTCTCGACGGCGGCGCAGACCAGCGTACTTGCGGATCACTTCCTCGCGGATCTCTTGAAGCCTGCCCTTGTCTTTGGCGGTGCGGATCTGATCGATTGTTGGCGCTGTGTCTACGTTGTAGAGGAACTCTTGCTTGGATCCGAACACCGGGTTCTTGGCAAGAATCATGTTGCCAATCTGAATAACCTCACTTGCCCCAATGATCGGCATGGTAGTGCGCCGATCAAAGAAGTAGGCGTGCCGAGTTGGGTCTACTCCAACCTGAACATACGAAGGATCTTTAATCGCCCTCTTGGCATCCTCATACGCCTTCTCAGGAGTGATGTTGACGTACTTCCCCTCCATCGTCTGGAGGACGTCCTTGGCTTCACCGGTGGCAATGTCCAGACCTTTCTTTTGATTGCCAGGCGCAAATGTCACGTCAGTTATTTTGGCGACAGACCCATAGCCAATGACTTTTCCAACCGTAGATGGAGTGCGCTCCTGATGAATGGATACAACAAAAACGCCCTTACGATTGAACGCAGGGATGTCAAGCCTCAAGCCAACGGGGGTTCCGTTTGGAATGTCCGGGTTAACCTTGTCTCTCTTGTTTTTATCTAGAGCATCAATGACCGCAGCGTCAGACGCTGGCCGCATAGGCTCATCATAGACAGGGATTGGTCTGTACTTGTTGACCAGAGCGTCATACTCAATGGCCGACATCTCTCCAGACTTAACCTTCCTAGCCGCCTCGGCAAGCTCAGCGCTTCTGCCGGGTGGGAGTTTCTTTGAAGAGACAACAGCGGGAGGGGCAGTATTTGAAGGCTCATCCGCAAACAGGTCAAGGCTGAAAAAGAGTTTTCCTGGCGGCTCTTTTTCTTTCAAAAGCTTCCTGACAAGATCGAGGTCATTGTCAAAGTAAGCGTCTTGAATTTTGCTTCTGATTTCCTCTTCTTCTCCAGCGCCTCTAAACTCTTCCGCGCTGATGCCGTGAAACTCACGAGACAGCCTCTCCTCTTGGGTCATGTTGACCGGGTTGTTGGCCGAGAAAAACGAGTAAGCAAAACCCTCGGGGGTCAACGATCTTTCGTATTTATTCCCAGAGCTAATTTTGATTATCTTCGAGCCCTCTGTTGGCTCAACAGGAGCTTGTGGAAGCTTGTTGTTAAAGTTGCCCCACAGCAAGGTTTTCTTGGTATATGGGTCGCCGTACAAGTTTGGCTGGAATGTCAGCTGAGCGGGCGGCAAGTTGTTTACTTTTGCTATTCGGCCAACGGGATTTTCCATGGCCCATACAGCTGGACGGAGAAGCTCAACGGTCCTCAATACCTGTCGAACCAGCTCGTTGCTTATGTCCGTTCTGCCGTCAGCATCTTTGCTCTTCCAGTATTGAGCCCCAGAAGACGCATAGTCCGTGCAAGGCGGCGCAGCAAGAACTGCCCAAACATTGTCGTTGCCATGTTCCTCCAACAACATCTGCGCATCAAATTCTTTGATGTCTTGCCCTGTCTGCAGGTCGTAAGTCACTACATTAAACCCGGCTTCCGCCCATGGTTTAGACCACTCGCCAGAGGCATCAAACAAACTAATTACCGTTTTGTTTGAATTTATTCCCGTTTGCCCTTGTCTCTCAGCCTCTTTTTTCCACTCGTCCACAACCTCTTTTGCCTCGTTCAAAGGCAAGAATTGTGTAGCGGTTGGCTTGGCCGGAGCTTGCTTTGTATTGAATAACTCTTTAAGAACAGGATCCTCTGCCTCTACTTCTTTTAGGGCTTTCGCAAAGTCTTTTTCATCTGCCTCGATAAGCAGCACATCACCTTCTGTTGGCTCCCCTTGCGCAGCCTCTTCGATTGGAGTCGGCTCTGCAGGCGCTGCTTTACGGGCAGGCTGCTCTGCCATACCAGCCGCACCAAACATGTCGCCAGAAACCTGTGTCGGAGGAGGGGCTGCTGGGCTAGGCTGAAGTGCAAACACCTCACGCTCTAAATCCGCTGCACGCTTTCTCTCCGATGCTTCACGCTCTTTGGCTGCTTCGCCAGACTTTTCCTTGCGCTCGAGCTCGGCTAGCTCTTCTGGAGTTTGGCCACGTAAGCCTAGCTCCAGTTCTTGCTCTTTCTTTCCAGGCGGCTCTTGAGATCTAGGAGCACCTCTTTCCTCTGCTTCAATGGCAGCTGCCTCAGCTTCTGTAGCAAGTTCTGCCTCTTCTCTTGCAACTGCTTGGAGTTCTCTGTTGACATCTATCAACCTCAATATTTGTTCGGCCTCTTGAATATCAAATTCAATCTCTCTGAGGGCGAGTTGGGTTTCGTAGGGGATGTTGTTTCCTGCTCGGAGCTGCTCTTTGATGTACTCAACAGATTCCTGCTCATCAAAAGTCGGGACATCAGACCGCATGTCAAACGGCAAAAACTCATCTAGCTCACCGTTTAAAACAATCTCATCCAGTGAGTCTGGCTTTCCTTTGGAGGCTGCCCTTCTAAGGGTGCGAAACTTAAATTCAGAACCAATGTCAATCGACTCTGATTTGCTAAGCCTGCCACGCAATACGCCAAGAAGGTTTCCTCCTGGACTTTTTTGAAGTGCTCGCCTACGCGCATCAAGAGCCTCGATCTCAGCATCCTCTTCAGTCGGCTGAGGTCCTACGCCAGCAGGGATCTGGTCCTCTTCAAGTTTCTTTGCCCTTGGTTTTTTGGCGGGGGCGGCGGGCTGTCCAGTTAAATTAGTTGGCTCTGGTTTTTTTGTAAACAACTCAACAATAGGGTTGCCAATGTGCGTATTGGACATCCCATCATCGGTATAAAGTTTTTCAACTGGAGCCAAGCCAACAGCTGGGTTTCTTTGAGCCTTGTATAAGCCAACAATTTCCTGTTTGTTTTTATTGACTACAGCTACCACTGTCTCTGCATTTTTAGGAAGCTGAGAAAGATCAGAAATAGGTTTAAACCTGTCACCAGCTATGTACCCAAGCTGAATGCTAGCGCTGCCCTCTTCAAGAGCCCCGGCCTGTTTGTCCGCCATAATGCTTTGGGAATCTTCCGGAGACACATAAAGAACAGAGTGAGGGGCATAAGTTGTTCCTTGTCCCCTGCCGGCAGACACTTTGGTCCGAGATGTTTTGCCCAGTTCGCCAATCTCATAGGTACTGCCCTTTGCTGTCTTAAATCCAATAATTTGACCCTCTTCTGGGGTTGGCTGAGTAGGCTGTGCAGGGAGTACTGTTTCAATAGGTTGCGTTGGAGGCGGAGTAACTGCAGGCTTTTCGTCTGTAGGCTGAACAAGTTCTGCGGCGGGGGGAGTTGTTTTAACGGACCGTGTTGGAGGTGGAGCGGCTTCGGGCTTTTCGTCTATATCTAACGTAAGCCCCTCAAACGCCGACTCTGGAGCAGGCGCAACAGGTGGAGCCGGAGGTGGCGCAACAGGTGAAGAGGGTGGTGCAGGGGGTTGCGTTGGCGGAGCAAGGGTAGGCTCAATACGAACAGGACGGGCAGCAGGAGGAGCGGCTGGGGGAGCAGTCGGTGGCGCCGGAGGAGTGGGTCTAGCATCCTCAATCTCTCTTGCCTCTCTTAGTGCAGACGCTGCCTCAAGCGGAGCGGTTGCTGCGCCGGCCAATGCTTCGAGCACAACATCTGCCGGACGGTCTTCGCCTGTAGCCTTTTGTGCCAACAACTCACCACCAGCACCGCCTGCAGTCTGAACCGCAAGCTCTTTGCCCCAGGCTGCAATCGTGGCTCTTTTTGCAGCATTGCCAGACAATTTTCCAGCGCTAATTAAGTCATTTACCGGCTTGAGGAACTTGCCTGCCAATCCCATAGTCAAGGCATCAAATCCGCCAACGATCAGGCCGCGCTTAGCGCCCTTGTCCTTGATCTCGTCCATGATCTTGGGATTGCGCAAGGCCTTGTCCACAGCGAATGCGTTGGACAGATCGACACCCTTTTCTTGCAGGACGTCAGCCATGACGGATCCGTACTCGAGGCCGGCAGACCCAACAAACGCGGCAGCGCCAGCAGCAAGGGGTCCAGCCGGAGCAAGAGCAAGAGATGGGGCTATCAATGGAACAGATGTTGCAACAGAGTCTACTAACATTGTGAAAGTGGCTCTTGGATTTTTGAACATCTCAGAGATCACATCACCATACGTCTCTGCAGATCCAATCTTCTGCATCCCTTCTTGGATGGCCATAGACGGAGCGGCAGCACTTCTTCGGCGTGCGTTTTCTTTGAGAGACAGGGCAGCGTCTATAGGATCGATCGCGCCACTTTGCATCAAGAATGACGTCGCAACATCTCTATAGTTTGCGGCAGCACGCTTGCCAACATTTCCAAACGCTTCAGCCGTCCACTTCGCTGGGTCCTGAGCAAAGTCTGTTTCAGGAACGCCCTTTAGCTCACCAGACTTAGCAATCCGGCCCCTGACCTGTTCTGGCGTGTACTCCTCAAGAACCTTTGGAACAAACATCCCACGTCTTTTAGCTTCAGCGGAGATGTCTTCCCACTTAACGGACGAGAAAGCCCGTTTGACCTGAGTCTCTGGCACGCCCTCTTGCAAGTAATTGACCGCATCGACCACCGCGTCCCGGTAGGTCATCGGCTTCTCTGACGCAGGAGGCGCAGGAGGTGTAACAGGAGGTGCCGTAAATGGCTTTGCCCCCAAGACCAGGGCAGCTTCAGGATTAATGATCTCCTCTGGAGACATGATCGTCTGATCAAATGTCTCTACAGGAGATGGCGCAGCAGCCCGAAACCCAAGAGCAGAAAATACCTGGTCTTTAGGGAGGTCCGAATAAAACTTTCCGTGAATTGCGTTAGCTAACTCTTGATCGTTTAGATCGTCGTACTGAGGGTAACGCTTTCTAAACTCTTGAAGGGTCATTTCCGAATTCCAAGCGGATCATTAGAGTTGGCAGGTAAGCTACCACTAGGGCTTCTGCTTGCTTCTTTCTCAATCCATCTGTCTTTAATGCTTTCAGCTTCAGCACGCTTTGCAGCGGCTGCATTTTTATCTGTAGCTTCTAGTCTTCTTGCCTCGCTCATGGCCTGATTGTATCGACGCTTATCTGGGTCCGTAAGTTTCAAATCATTCCATTCTTGTCGAGCAACGGTTACAGGGGTTCTCTCTTCTCGCGCCCCAGCGGTTTTTGCCTGTTCTGCTGCGGCTTGAGCAGAAACTCCTCTTGGTCCAAGGGCAGCAGAAAGCTCAATGTATCTTTCACCTGCAGCGGCCCGTATTTGCGCCTCTTCAGAGGGGCTTAGCTCCCTGCCCTTTGTTCTTGCCTGTGCCCTAGCATTGTCTACTGCATTGTCCACAAAGATGCTCATGTTTGTGCCGCGAGTAGCCTGAATCTGGGCAACCTCTTTTTGGCCAGCAAGTCGCGCAGCTTCTCTCTCGTCGGCAGTCTGAGCCTCATATGCTTTGTTAAGAGCAGCGAGCTTTTCTGCCCTTGAGCGACCAGCAAGCCCTGCTAGCCCTTTGGCAACCTCGAGCTCATCTGCTTCTTGCCTGGCTTTAGCAGCCTGGTACTGCCCGAACGCCTGCTTTCCAGACTCTCCGGCTGCTCCAAAAAAGTATGGGTTGTTTGTGCCCAGCATTCCAAGTCCAAACTGAAGGAGCGCTTCATTTGCAATGTTACTTCGGCTCCCTTCAAGAGCAGCCTGTCGTTTCAGAAGGGCTTGGCGATATAGCTTGGCTTCTTCGTCTTCTCCGCCAAACTCCTTTTGAAGACCATAAAACTCTTCATAGCGATTGCGAAGACTACGAGGCCCGCCTCTGACGCCAAAGGCTGATGCGCTTAAACCAACATCTTCTTCAAATCCTGGGTATCCCATTACAAGGCCTTGGTTCTGATACCTAGGAACATCCCCGCCACCAGCCATAGCCACAATACCGCCGCTAGCCATGCCTTGGAACATTTGAGGGTTAGTGGGCACCGCTGGCAACCCGGCCGGGGCTTGTGGGGCCATCTGCTCTTGAAACACTGAGCCCTGTGATGGAGGCTGAACGTTTGCAGCAACAATGCGATCAATTGCCATCTTGGCCATCAGGGCTTTGGTAGGATCAATCTTTCCCTGAGCAGCGTCCATTTTTAGCTTGTTCAGGTTTGTGCCATAGCGAGTAATTAGTTCGCCGACCGACGGATCAGTGGCCTTGTCTAGTCTACGCTCAAGATCAGCAATGCTCATTACTTGCCTCCACCCAACATGTTATACAGGCTCAGACCCGACAAACCAAGGCCGGTCAATTGAGATGCGAATGACGGGGGCGGTGCGGTCGTTGTCTGCGTAGAGGACGAAAGCGGGATACCACGAAGAAGACTCGACAGATTCCCAAGCTGGGTCTGACCAAACTCTGCCTGCTGCATAAGAGCATTGCGCTGGGCGTCCATGGCCTGCTGAGCAACTCCGCGCTCCAGGTCTCCATAAGCACCTGTAACTTTGAGTCGATCCAGATCTGCGGCCTGCTGAGTCGTTCCAAGCGCACCAAACGTAGAGGCTAGACTTCCGAGTCCTGAGAGGGCTGCTTGTCTTTGTTGCGCAGCCTGGAGACCCGCTGCTTGATTGAGTCTTTGAGCTTCAAGAGCTTGCTGAGCGCCTGTTGTTTGAACTCCAAGAGCCGCTTGAAGATTTGTTTGGTTTGCAGCCGCTTGCGCTGCACGATCTCTTTCAAATTGTTGCTGAGCATTTAGATATGCCTCCTGTAATCCCTTGGCTTGAATATCGGCAAGCTGCCCACGAAGCCCCGACTCACGCTCACCCTGCAAAATAGCTTGACGAGCACCGCCATAAGTACCTTGACGAGCTGCTGCTAAGTTAGTCCCAAGTTGGGCTTTTCGTGCCGCTTCAATAGCACCCCGCTGCTGCGCATCAATAACAGCCGATTGATAAGGCGACATGTACGCCTGAGCTTCTTGTGACGTAAATTGACGTGTCGGCCCAAGCTGGAATGTAGTGAGATCCGGTGCGGCAACGCCCTGAGCCTGAAGTCCGGCAAGTCCTTGAAGGCCAGCAGCTGCCTGTTGAGCAACGTCAGTTCCATACTGAAACTGAGTGGGGGTTCCCATCGTTGCAAGCTCTTGCCCAACCGCTTGTTGGTATGGGGATAGCGGAGCGACCGACCCAGCGCCCATCAGCCCTTGACCAATTACATCCCCATAAACGTCACCAAACCCCTTGGTAAATAACTCAAATCCCTTGGGGATAATCGCTGATCCAAAGCCTGAGGCAAGACCTGTACCTGTGTAAAACGGTAGTAGGTCCTTTGGGATTTCTGATTGTATTGCTACTTGTCCGACTTGTGCCATGACATTTCCTTATGCGGGCATGAGCCTGTTCATTTTAATTTCGGGGGGCTGTTTGGTGGTTCCGTGGCGTGCAGTTCTCACACGATCCATCATGCCGTACAGGCGCTTAGCACCTGCGCTGCTAGAACCATTTCCAATATCTGCTACCACGTCAGCTGGGATCACAAACTCTCCATCCGCCAAACGAGCAGGCTGCGTTCCATCAATTGTAGCCGGGATACTGTCGCTCATACCATCCCCACCACCAGATAACATGCGGGGTTGATTTATTGGGGCAGTCATGCCGCCGCCTTCAAAAGCGACAGGATCTACTTCACCACCCATGGCGTAACCGTATGGATTTTCTCTACCCAATCTTTCAGCGAGCTCCCGCATCATTTTTTCACGCTCTTCTTTTTCACGTTGAGCGGCATCGTAAATGGCCTGCTGCTTTTCATCGGCCTCAGCACCCTTCTCCAGTCCGTATCCAGTAAGAGCAACTCCAGCACCCTCAATTATGCTGAGAGGTTTTTCAGTCAGACGGACTCCGGGTCCTTTCGTATATAGATCGGTAGAAAGACTTGGCTTTGTTAAAGGACTTCCAGATGGAGTGGATGTTGAGACAGAACCTATTTTAAATCCCCCTCCTAGGTCCATATCTGGGGATGTCGTAGGAGTGCTGAGCGCAGTAGAGCCTAGATCAGACGGAACAAACCTTCCAGCCACATCGCGAATTGGGACATCAGATGAAATCCCAGACCCAAGACCCATGCCAGGAGCTGGGGGTCCGCCTTGCGTCGTAAAATCGGCCAAAGAGTAGCTCATGGGCTGTCCAAGATTTGCAGACGCCGCCGTAACGGGAGCGATATTGGTTGGTGTGGCACCGAATCCTTCGCGCGGTATGTTGGTTGTTATTGCTTCGCCAGACGGTGTAGCACCCATCACTTTCTCACCAATACTGCCCAGTCCGTAAGACATGGCGCCAGCACCCAGGGCACGCTTCAGGTCAAATCCGCCTTTAGCAGAGCTTCCGGCAAGTAGGCCGCTCATAACAGACTTGGTCAGGAGAGACGACATCCCGAACAAACCAGGGATTGGGACAAACGGAAGGACCTTCCCGGCTACACCCAAAAGTTTTTTCCAGCTGAATCCGTACTCAGGCAGTCCAGTTCTTGGATTGATCGTGCCAGATCCGCCCATGGCCTCAAGCATCTTGGCTTCGGTTGGGTTGATGTGAGCTAATATCGTGTCACCGTTGCGTCCTTGTTGACGCAGTTCTTCTGCATACCCACGCATGGCAATGTCTGCTAGACCGCCTTTAGCCATGTAATAAGGTCGTTTCGCCATTGGCGCGTAACCAGTATATGGATCTATACCTGTTAAACCTCGACGCATATTCAGCGCTCTTCGGGCCTCCTCAATGTCTTCCGGTGTCATGGTTGAGCGGGCAGCTGCTTCAGCCTCTCTAAGTCCACGGCCAAACACCACGTCACGCTCATAGGGCTTGTAGTCGTAACGAACCGTTACACCCTCTTCCACTACAGGCACCAGCTGGCCGCCAACCAATCTACCACTTTCGTCAACATAGTCAGATACATCAAACGTCGATCCAAGATCCTTGCCGGAATACTTGGTCATACCCTTAGACTCACCACCTTCAGCAAAATACTGAGGGGACCCCATTACTGGGCCACCTGCGTAAGCCTTTTTCTCGCCAGAAGCGATTGTCCCGCGTTGGAACTCAGCTAATTCAGCGGGCTCAATTGATGGCCCAAACCGATAGGCTCTGTCCATACCGCCAGCAAGATCGGGTGCACGCCCAAGCTGCGTCTGATAAAGATCCACAATGTTTTGAGGAATCGACGTCAGAGAGCCGGGCACATATTGGAAGTTTGGAGTCAGAGTGGGGCGAGTAGGTGCAGCCACCAGATTCGATGCAGCGCCTGCGCGAAGTTTGTTTTCAAGATCTAATTGAGCAGTTCTTTGGCGGTCTAATTCTGGCACTGCACCGGCACGGAAATTAGCAATATCTTGAGGGCTGAGCGTGGGACCTACGTTTGCCAAATTTGCCTTGTATCCAGCCTCATCAGGGCGCCGACCAAGAACATTCTTGTACAGGTTCAAAAGACCGACATTACTAGCGCCCTCGGTCCCCACGCCAAGCTTTTGTCCATAAGGCACATTCTCAAGCAACGGAGTGATGAACTTTGTGAGGTCTCCCTTACGTGCCATAAGTGAGTCAATCCTAGCCCGCTCTGCTTTTTGCTCAGGGGTCTCTGAAGCTACGGCACTCGTGGATTTTTCACGATCCGTTACATCAGAAATGGTTTTCACTCCCTGATCTACATCTGTCGATGTTTTATACATCGGGGCGTTTGGAAGTTCTCCCGCACCGCCCAGCATGAACCTGACCAGCTCTTGATCAGAAATCTCTGGGCCAAACTGTTCTTTATAAAAAGTAAGGCCACCAGGATCCCCCGCTCTACGAAGGCCGCCCAAGTAAAGATCTTCTACTGAGAAAGTTCCGCCGGTTGTATCTCTAGCACGAATCTCTGGAGCCGCTCCATACAGAAATCGCTCAAGCTCTTTGTCATCAAGCTCGTTTCCATAAAGCTGTTTGTTAGCAGCCAAGCCACCCGCATCGGGTTCGCGTCCGAGGTAGATTCTGTAGGCTTCTTCTAGAGTCATGATGGTATCCAGTTATATCTTAAGTTTAGCGCGACTAGATGCCGTTTTGCACCAACAAGATGTTGAAATATGCGCTGATTAGGTTGTTGTTTGCAGAGCCAATTGCGGTGGCGCCGATACAGTTCTTCTCCGGTACTACGTATGGATTAGCAAAGTCGTACTGCACCGACCCGTTGTTGATCGCAACTACTGCACCAACCCGCACAATCCCATCTGGGCCATGCTGTTTTAAGTAGCCTGTAACCCCAGTCGTACCAGTATTCTGTCCTGCTGTAAATATACCCTCTGAAAGATACGCCGTGTATCCGGCAGGTACGCAGTAGTGGGCAGTCGTTCGGTTGTTATATCCAACTGCAATCAGGTCGTACACCGTGGCGCCGACTTTAGCCGTGATCTCTCCGACGTTTGACCCATGAGACCCAACCGTAACAACATAAAATTTATTTACGTACAAGTAAGAGCCTGTGGTCGTAACCCCAGTGGTTCCGTTCATTGTGATGGTCTGGCTGATTACGTTGTAGTTACCGTCTAACCCTTCGATGTAAACAGTCCGTGCGCCTGTACCGGCAGGGGATCCGTCATCGTCTGTACTGGTTGAAACAATTGTTAGCTGTGAAGCAACCGTTGGGTGCGGAACCAACCCCCCATCAGGCCAGACAGACTCTTCAGTCTGATCAACGTCTGGGTTATATCCAAAGACGCTAAACGAGCTATACCCCGGCACCAAGCCTTGAGCTACTCTGGTGTAAAAGGGAACCTGCATGTCGTTGACCTCGGTGGTAACTTGGTTCAGAAAAGCATCCAACTGGTTAAAGTACAGACGCAGTGTGCGCAAAAACTCTCTTTGCTGTTGGCTATCGTACTGTTGCCCAGGAAGCGGTAAAGCTGGGGCGATAAAATTTTTGGCAAGCGTCATTGTTTGCCGTCCTCACGGACTTCAAGGCGGGGCATACCAAGCTGCCACTGGACGTTTAAATCATCAGAGGAGATTTTTAAGGCCATCTGACGAGCACGGGCACGGATGAAAACTTGGTTGGTATAAATGTTGACCGCGCTTTCAATCACCCGCTGGCTGTCTGATGGGTCACCTTGGTATTGAGAGCCAGGGAAGTTCCTTGGCCTGATCGTCATGGTGACTTCAGGTGCTGTAGCTGTAGACTGATTAAAGTTGATATCCGGCAGCATACGACGACTGAGCATAAATTTTTCGCCGTCGCCCAGATCAAAATCATTTGACTGGATGTAAGCCTCCATCGGCAAAATGTCGTCGTTTACCCCGACCTCATGGGTATAAAGACTACCGTTATTTGTATCCCCATAAAGGTACGCAGGCGTGCTAACCGCAGTTGGGTAGTCACGCATCGGGGTATCAAGCCATGCAGTCCGCACCATGGTGCCGTAGTACCAAACGTTTTCCAGATGGTTAAAGATCACATAACGATCAATCCAGTTGGAATTTGCGCTTGGGTAAAACCACCAGATCTCATTGAACCCTTCGTTGGTACCACAAATTATTTGGTCTGACTGGTCAAAGTTGATGTCCTTAAAGACATACTCACGGATCGTACACGAGAGCGTCTGGACTTGTCCGTTGTAGACGTAGAACTTATCTGTACCCATCCAATAAGTGACGCTGTTTGCAGTTGTAGCCGCACGTGGTCCGATGATGGAGATGTTATCCGCTAACTCCTGCGTACCAAACACGTCGGTGGTACCCAAAAATTGCATGGAATAAAGTGTGGTGTTAGTCCACACCAATACTTCTTGACGAGTAGCAAGAGCACGTACGATCTCAGAACCCCGAGACAACCGCAAAAAGCCAGCCGAGTTAGTGCTTGTTGGCGCCCACACTTGGGGCTCATCCTGACTAGCCCAACGTATCAATAATGGGTCGTAATCCCCAGGAGATCCGGCATATGGCTGGCATCCAAACGCAAGCAGGTGCCTATCATTCTGAGAGACCATGATCTGCATAGCCGCATCAGGCACGCTAGAAGAACCAGATAGTGATGACAAAAGAACCGCAGGTACCCCGAGGGCTGTAACGGGGCTAGCTAGTGACCCCCGCTCCCAATAATAAATGGGGCCGCGACGAATGTTTGCCACCAGGTCATTATCGAAGTTGTCGAAGAACCAATCCCGTTGCAACAAATCTACAGGCACAGGCGAGGCCAAACCCCAGCCAAACGAACCGTTCCAAGCGCCCGTACCCCAACCATAACCAAGCGTTGTAATTGGGTAGCCGGGGTGAATTTGGCATTTGATGGTGATCGCCGTACCCCCTCCGCCGGTCGTTGTGCTAGTGGCTGCGTTAGCAACTGTGATGGTGAAGTTGTTGGCGTCAGGCACCCCCACCACACGATGCTCTTTATTAATATTTGCGTTTAGCACCCCGCCAGGATTCCCGGTTACCCCAGAGATGATGACGTAATCACCAGGAAGGCACCCATGAGCGGCAACATTTATGTTGACCGTGGTAGATCCGTTGGTTGTGTCTACGCAGTTATCCGTAGCCGTTGTAGTTAGGGTCGTGCGCAGTGGGGTGATGTCGTAAAAGTAACCACCTACCTCAATGTACAACTTCTGGTCCGTGCCTACCGCAAGAAAATTATCTTGGTAAGAAGTGATCCAGTTCCACAGCTGGCGGGATACCCCAACAAATGTTTCAGAAGTAGCTTTAACCCACCCACCAAGCTTTTGCGGGAAGCCGGAGAAAAACCGTACCTTGTCGCACTCCCACCAACCACCCTCACCAGAGTAGTTCGTCTGGTCTCGGTTGATCCCAGGCCTGAAATTTAATTTGAGGAAAGGCATTTCTACTCCAGAAACAATGCGGCTTCATCCTTGCGGCGTTTGACTAATCCCGGCAAAACCTTTCCACCGCCTTTAGTCCACATCATAAACGCTTCTGCCGCGCCCTCATAGTCCCCGCGATTGTTCCTCATGCGGATAGCGCTTCTTTGGTAGTTACCCAGCCCAGCGTTAAAACAGAAAGAAACTACAGCATCGAAAGCGCCCTGACGCCCATCAAGATTAGGACTAAGTCGAAGAGCGCCACGCTCAAAACGAACCAAGTCCCTCTCAAACAGGTCCATAACCTCTTCCTTCGACCAGACTCTCTGATGCTCCGCAGCAAGCGGGAATTCCTTACGAATCTGTCCTGTGTAGTCGCCCGTCCGTGCCATGGGTAACTTAATCTGTTCATGGTGTAAAACGCTCCCAACGCCGACCGTCCAGATGTGCGCCGGACAGAGATAAGGCTTAAACCTCACCCCCTCATGGTGCATCATCATCTGTTTAGCACGGTCGGAGATTTTCATTTACGCTGCCAATTACGGGACCCGAACCAGAAACCGATAATCCCACCAAGCATCGCCATCTCGTCATCTGAGAAGATAATGTCCGAAATTGCCAAGAACGACTGCACATCCACAATCAGCCCGGGTTGGGTGAAGGCATACCAAGTAATCGCCAGATTTATCGCCACCAGCTCCAGCACGAAGATATATGTGACCGTGGGCCGCACCGTGCCAACGTAGTTAGCCACCCACTGACTGGCTTTCTCCAAGACCTTCTGGTCGTGTTTTAGCGCTGCCTCAGTCATCTGGGCTTCGGTCTGCATGGCGACCTGCTCGGTACGGATCTCCTCAATCCTTTCCTGCGCCATGAACCCAAGCTGAGCCATCTGCATCTCACGCTCCATCTGAAGTCGCATGAGGTTGGCTTCGTGGGCCTTGTCGGCTCGATCCTGAAAGAACTCAAGAAGTTTTGGTAGGCCGCTGATTAGCAGACCGCCGAGGGTAGAAAGTAGTGAAAGCATCAGACGATCTCCGTTTGTCTTTGTTCGTAAGGCTCAATCTCAGTGTGGCGATACCACAGTACACATCCGATAAATGTCAGTAGCAGAACTACTGTTGCACCCAAAACTCCGTAGACAATCAAGTCGTCAATCGCCTGCTTCCGTCTGTACTTCCATTCGTTGATGACCCGATCCCGTTCATCTTTTATTCTCAGGCGCATCTGGTACCACTCCCTGTAACCCTCTTCACCTAAGTGGCTTAATGCACCCCAGACAAACATCTGGTAAATCTCACGCTCCTGCTGGGCAATCCTGACCTTGGCTACATAACTATCGAACGCCTCAGCAGTTGCGCTCTTTTCAAACACCGGCTTTCGCCAGATTGAAGGAGGGTTGTTCTCCTCCTCAAAAAACAGTTGTAGGTCAGCTACTGCGGTTGCCCATTTACCAAGCTGACCAAGAACCTCTTCAGCTTCCTGTCCAAACTCAACAGCTGCCTTGACCCCGCTCCACAGTGCAGTGGCAGTAGCAAATATGGTTACGGGGTCCATTCATTTAATCAATACCGTGCCAATTATTTTGTTATAAAAATTGTTTATTTATTGAGATTGGATTATGTCTTTCACTCTTTTTTGCGTATTATTTTCTACAGCATCAAAAATTTGATTAAAGTAGGTACGCTCTAGTGGCTGAATAAAAAATGACGGGTCAATAATTTCTTCGTCTATTGTGCGCAAAGCATGAATGCACACACAAACCGTATTATCTTCTAATGATGTAATTTTATGAAATTTGTTTTTTTCCACAAAAATATACCCAGGAGCTTTAAATTCCTTAGAAGCAACTACATTGCCATTTTGTCCATCCAAAACTTCGTACAAAACAGAACCACTACTTAAAAGAGTTGCGTGATCATATGTGTGGGAGTGCCCAACCTCAACATCTCCTTTGTTAACAAAATTCATTAACCTTGAGTAAACATTACTTATTGCAACAATTTTAACTTGCGGACCTGCCATTCTATTCTCCCGTAATTAATACTGTATCTGTGTCGTCGTAAAAAATCATCTCGCCCTTGCAGGCTATATTCCAGTCTACGCCGTTCTCGTCAAGCTCCGTCCATGTTGGAACCATGATACGCACGTGTCGAGCAAGAACCTCCCGCCCGTTTTCAAACACTCGCCAAGCGTGTTCTGCAGAACCGCGTCCAGGCTGGCCTCTGGACTTATTAAACCGGATTGTGTACTTCACTCCGATGGTGACGCAAAGCGTTTGTCTCTTCCTTCTTTGCTTAAGGAATTACTGCCTATTAAAATATTGTGATTTTTAGAAAAATAGGGGCCTATATGGTCATCTACAAACTCTGAATCGTTCCATGTGTCTGCAAAACACTTTTGATTTACAAGCGTATCCGGGGGGATAATGTTTTCATCTATATCTCTAAGAGCATGAATACATGCTGCTACTGTTCCGTCTTCAAGAGCCGTAAGTTTATGCATTCTCATTTTATCAATAAAAACAAACGAAGGGGCAGTAAATTCCTTGCTAGCTATTGTATTCCCATCATCATCTAGCATTTCAACCAAAACACGTCCATAAGAAATTAATGTCCCGTGATCATAGGTATGGCAATGGCCATGCTCAACGTCACCTGCGTTTTTAAAAAACATAGAACGACAAAAAACATTACTTATTGCTATGCTTTGCACAATTGGTGACGCCATTAATATCTCCTGTAAATTTACTCTGGACGAGCAGGCCAGAACACAGTTTCCGGGAAGTCGGGTTGCAATGGGATATCGCGAAGCAAGCGGCGGTACTCCATCCAAGCAGCTCGCTCACCAGCCGTCATGTCTGTGTTGTCTGCGGCTACTTTGCTATCGGATCCAAGCAGGAGACCGTTAATCATTTCACGGACCTGGTCTTCTTTGGACGGTTCTGGTGCTGCCTGTTCCTCGGGGGCATCACCAACTTCAAACCACCCCATATTGGCATAATTAGGGCCAAGCCAAGACAAGTCCCCCAGCCGGTCACTAAACCCGGCTAGACCGAAGATGGGCCCCCAGTTTTCAGGAAGCGGTTGTGGTTCGTTTAGGGGCTCGTTTGTTTGCAGGTTTTTCAGTTGCCACAGCTTCATTTTTTGGTTCCTTTTTGGACTTGCGGGTAGCGCCGCCATTCACGTATTCATACTCTTCTTCTTTGAGCCAATCCGCAACACGCTGCTCGGCTTCTTGCTGATTGAACCCGCTTGCACCAAGTTGTTGAAAAACCGCCATATCATTTACAAACGCGGGATGCCCATTTAAATGCTTTTTTTCCGCCTCGGACACACGCCATTCGCGCCAGCTTGCAAAATCATCTCTAGGTTTAATTGCAATATGACAGCCAACATTTGCAGCAAGTTGATGGATAAGTTCAATAACCTCAATTGGCTGCATGGCGCACCAAAGATGTTTCCCGTCCCCACGCATTGTTAACTCAGTTGTACCACCAAAACAAGTTCCCACCGTGACAGATCTTGCACGGCTTAAGTGGCTTTCTTTTTCTTCCAGTTGTTGCTGGATGTTAAGCTCTTCAAGTTTCTTTTTTGCGTCTCTCAGTTTCATTATTGTGGATTCCAAGAAATAACAACTTGACCCCCAGAAGCTCCTACTGTAATTGGATAAGGTGCACCAGGGGTTACAGGTCTACAGTTAAATGTAGAGGGGTTTGCTGCTGAACCAGGATTGCCTGCACCACCAGAACCACCTGGGTTACCTGCGCCGCCATTACCCCCTGAGTTACCAGCATTCCCCCTACCACCACCAGGACCGCCTTGGCCTGTATTTGTATTCATCAGAGCGCTTCCGCCACCACCGGCTCTAGGGCTATTTGCGTCACCCCCACGGAGACAGTAGAAAGGTCGTCCGCAACCAGTTCCTCGCCCCCCGCCAGGATTTCCTCCACATCTACCGGAGCCAGGATTGCAAGCACCAGCACCCCCGCCGCCATACATGGCATTATATGGGGGGGAACCTGAAATGGGATAACACGCACTGGGGTAGCCTATATTACTTGGTCTGGGATTTCCGTTAGGGGGACCAGCGCCTTGTGCACCACCTCCAGGATTTGGCGGTCCAAGACCACCTGCGAAAATCCTGACGTTTGTAGCATTGCAAGCATCAGTCTGGACCACTATACAAGATCTATTACCCCCAACACCTCCAGATCCCGCATTACCTGCAGCTCCCCCTGTCCCACCATTACCAGCGGCGCCAGCTGACCCGCCGTTACCAGCTGCCCCACCTGCAAAATTTAACCCCAAAGCAGACGAGGATGCCCCGGCATTGCCAGCACTTCCCGCATTTCCGGCAGAACCGGGGTTTCCAGAGGACCCAGTTGACCCAGAATTTCCAGGTGATCCACTTGATCCAAGATTGTAAAATTTAGCTATTCTAGCCCTAACACTACTAACACAATTAATTGGTCCAGCCGCTCCGCACAGCGGCCCTTGAGCAAATGGGCCACATCGAGTAGTAAAGAAAATGTCAGGTGTACTTATATTAGAAAACCCACCTTGTGCCCCACCGCCACCTGAGCCACCTTTTATATTATTACCACTTGTGCCAACCCCACCATTCCTAAGATAGTATCTGTAACATGGAGTTCGTGTCGGATTTATATCACCAGTAGCTGAAAACGACCCCATACCAGGACCCCCACCACCACCACCTCCACCGTTTCCGGCATTACCAGCACCGCCAGGGTTTCCAGAGGTTCCAGGATTACCGGGGTTGCCCGCATTACCGGCCCCACCTCTTCCGGTTACGTTAACTTTTGTAACCCCCGGAGGGACAACAAAGGTTCCAGGGGAGTTAAACGTCTGGGTTCCACCAGGCACTTGGCCGCCGAGCGTTCCAATTTTTGATGAGCCAATAGGCATTCTATGCTCCTAACCCCGTACGGGGTACGCTAAATAGGGTCGTTTATCAAACTTATACTCAGCGTTTGGGCCATTCTGATCAACATAGTGCAGCATGAACTGGACGTTGATCTCCGTGTTCTCCATCGGATGGCGCCAATGTTTAACGATACAGCCTTTATACACCACCGCATCTCCAGGCGCAAGCTCAACCGCAGTCGGCTGCTGACCAGGACTTTCCATATAGATCTTCCAGGGTTCACCAACAGTAGCAACGTGACAGGTCACCGACACTTCGCACGACGGACGATCAGTGTGTGGTTTGAGCTGATCTCCCTTCATGTAAACACGTGTATACGAATACGTCGGGGAAAGCTGCAACCCGGTCACCTCTTCTACGTGCGTCGTTGAATTCTCAAGAACTGTTTCTATAAGCGGATCTGCATACCAGCAAAAACGACTTACTTTCTCAGGGTCATTTGAATTTTCGTTTATTTCTGGGTGCCGCTTTATTTTGTTTTCAAGGTACTTAGAAACAGACCTAACGCTGTCAGGATCTAAAAATCCACGGACCACAACATAATTTTTTTCTTGAAATTCAGTCATAATAAAACCATCCGGTTACAATGTATTTTGCAGCGTCGCCGTAGACAGGATTTCCTCGGTGAGCATGGGTATAAGAAGCTGGCCAAAGAATCATAGTATTTTCTGTTGGGTTGTACCTTTTTTGCTGGTACAAAAATTCTGTTTCGCCACAGTTCTCTGGGAAAATGGTATTTAAATAAAGCATGTAAACAAGAACTCTATTCGCATGCTGTCCATGACCCTGCTCCGAGTGCCACACATGGTAGCCACCACCGGAAGAAGTGCGTTGCATTTTCATCACTGTTGCACGTACTTTTCCACTTGAGAGTACAGAAAATTTTTCAGAGTAGTTTTCATAGCAAACCTGAAGACCATCAAAAAATAAATCTATAGAATTTTTTTCCTCAAAAGGCTCTACCTCGTGGTTTTTAATATTTAAACCAATTTGATAATCATTTTTAATGTGCGCTTTGGCGCCCTCTCCCCTTTGCCTATTAATACCTGCGCCATTTTTTTCCAACCTTTCAAACTCATTAATCAAGTGCTGGCAGTATCCCTCAGGATACACATTTTTGTAGATACCAATAAAGTCGTCGTATTTGATGTTCATTTGAATGCAGGCCCCGTAATCCAAGCAACAAGAGATTGGCGATTGCCCTGAGTTACAGGGGTCACCTGGTGAAGAGTCCACGAAGGAAACGCAACTATGAGCCCCCTCTGTTTCTTCATTTTTACAACTTCTTTACCGTGCGGCATAAGTTCTAAATTACCACCCTCATATTCTGATGGATCACTGAGCTGGAGAACAATTGATAGCTTGCGCGACGGGGAGGTTGTGTTCATTCCAAAATCTACATGCCAGCCATACATTCCATGCTCAGAAGAATTATAATTTGTAAGCTGTATTGCCTCCCCAAACCCCGTTAAATCAAATCGAAAAAACTGGGAGTTCATGGACGAGACAACATGGGCTAGGCGATCAAACACCCACTGTGTCTCTTGTGTATTTGATAGCCAATTAAGATCGGAGCGTCTGATTTCAGGTGCGACTACACCCCCAACGCCACCTCCGACCTGAGCCTTTTGATTTGCTTCTTTAGCCCGTTGTTGCATCCAATTTAATTCATCATTGCTAAAAGCATTTTCCCACCAAGCAAAAGGTTCTTGCCCAGTAGAATAAGGTGTCAGCACATATTGCACTGTTGTTTGTCCTTTGCGGAAATGGTGAAGTGAATAAACTTTGCTGGTTTGTCAGACTGACTCATCTGAAAACGGTGAGGTAGCCAAGAGTTAGCCACAAGTAAAGATCCGGGCGCAACATTGTTAAAATGAATTCCTGGCGTGGCGACATATACATTCTCAAAATCCCTCATCGGCAGATCGCACATAAGTTTGGCGGGCCGTGGGTCTTCAAAGATTGGATACGGTCCACCCTCTGGAGTTTCTAAAAAATAGAACCCAGACATCAGTGTATTGCCATGAACATGAAGCAGGTTTGATCCATAACAACCAAACTCTTGGCCCCACATGGACGACGTATAAAAGTCGTGTAGATCGGTGCGGTAACCCTGGTTAAACAGGATCTCTAAGCACGTATCGCGGAAGTAATTTGAAAGAAAAGAAAGCTCTGGGTCGGCTGTCAAGTTGTACGTCTGAACCACTACGCTGGGACCAAACTCTTCCCTAGACTTATCGTAGTGCTTCTGCGTAACTGCTAAAACTTGATCAACCCACCCAGGCAGTTCAGCCCGATACACAGGGCAGCTAAAGTAGTGAAATTCGTTCACTGACCGTTGATATGCGTCTCAAGAGCTGTTGCAAAAGAAACAATGTCAGAAGCCGAAATATCACGCTCATCAACAGGCTTAGAGCGAGCGGACTCAATCAATGTCTCTTTGGCAAGACGTACAGCCTCAAGACGAGCACGGCGCTGTTCCATAGCCAATTCATGTGCGTAGCGAGCAGAGTCAATAGCAGCCTGGCTCTCGCGCTGAATAGCCGTAGTAAGTTGTTGCATTTCCAACGCTTGTTCTTGCTCAGGGGTCAAAGCCATTTTAATTACTCCTTAGGAAATAGTGCCCGTAGCCAGGGCCTTCATGGGGATTGAAACGTACCAAGTGGTGCCCCCGTCGGGGCTGAAGAAAAACCAAATGTCGATTGCATTGGCTGTGGTCGTCCGGGAAAGCGCTCCGTTGGGGAACTTAAACGTACCGCCGGATAGTGCCACAGATCGTCCAGGTGTGCCATCGTTTGTCAGGATAAGCGTGAAAGATGTTGCGCGAGAAGCGGTTCCGTTTGCACTGGCCAGCGTAAATGTGCAGCCGCCGGTCAGAGTACAAGTAAACACCGTTCCGTTGGTTGCCGTGATGGTGGTCGATGTGCCAGAGTTACCAAGATCGAAGACCCGGTCTGAGAAGATTCCCGAAAGCCAGGTGGCAGTTACAACCTCACCCGTACCCTTAGGGGTCATCGTCAGACTGACGTTCGTATTCGAACCACCAGCGGCCAGCGTAGTTCCAGAAAGCGTAGCTTTAGCTGCGGCAACATTGGTATCAAACGTAGTGGCGTTTACCGTAGTTGCGTTGACCGTTGTGATGTTTCCAGTCGTGGCCGTAGCAGTAGTAAACGTACCGGCAGCTGCGTTGTTTCCACCGATTGTGGCTCCGTCGATCGTTCCGCCATTTATATCTACGTAATCAAAAGCGTAGACGACGTTTGTACCATCAGCGTAGACATGCACCTTCCTGCCGCTAGGGATCGTTACCCCAGTACCGGCTGAAGTTTTAATAACGATACTTTGGCCACCGGTTGTGTTGTTCTCGACCAAATACTGCTTCTCGATGGTCGGCACAATCAGATTACGGGTAGTGGTAAGGCTTACAGCGGAAGTAACGTTCAGGATAAGGTTACGGAACACCTGCGTCGTATTTGCATCCGAGTACCCAAGAGTTAAGTCAGCATCTGATGGGAACTGAGCTACTGCACGCCCGGTGATGGCCTCTTCTAACGCGGTACCCAAGTTGGTGTTGGTGGTCGCGCCCCAGGTTCCGACCTGCTCACCGGTACCGATGAGTTCAATCTTCAGGGCTGAATACGTTGATGCCATTTCTTACTCCTAAGTCTGTGTTGGGACGACCTGCCAATTATCATCGTCGTAGGTGTTTATGATTTCCCACAACAACCTACAAGCAAAAGTGTCAGCTGCATCGACGCGCTCTAAAATGCTTGAATTAAATACCACAATCGCCGTGTTTTCTGCCAGAGCGGTTGCCCCTTCTAGCACAGAAATGTTCAATGTAGCTATTGTAGTTAGGACATCAGCGGCAGTCGCTCCTTCAGCAATAGACGCCGGAACTAAGAGCACAATAGCGGAAACTTCTTCAGCTCCTGTGGCTGATTCTACAACAGCACTTCCAAAAATGACACCGGAAGAAGTTACAGCGGTAACAGTAGCCCCTTCTGCAATCACATTGCCAGGTATGAAGGCCGCAGAGACGGTATCTGCCCCATTAGCAATTTCAGCAATTGCGGCATTAATAGAGAAGTTTGCCGATGCTTGCATGCCTCCAAGAGCGCCCTCAACAATTGAGCAGGCCAAATCTTGGAGTACGGAAACTTGATCCGCTGCATTAGCAGCTTCAAGAACAGCGGCAGGTAGATCAGCGGTAGAAGAAGGAGATGCCGCAACCTGAACCCCACCATTGCCGTAACCCCAACCACCTAATCCATAACCACCCTTACCAAAGCCAATCGTGCTGATCAGAGCTTCGTAAGGATAACCACCACGCCACGCGGCGTTAATATTTGTAGCCTCAAGTACAGAAGCACCAATATTGAAAATGGATGCAGTAAGGTCTGCGGCAGTGCTTGCCTCAGCAATGACCGAACCGACCTGATACCCGCCATTAGCCGTTTCCGCCCCGGTACTTGCCTCTAAAATTGACCCGACGAATATAGTGCCAGACGCTATCAAATCAGCAGCGGTGCCAGCTTCTACAATCCCAGCCGTAAAGTTGTTACCAGAAGAGTCTATAAGATCAGCGGCTGTACCCGTTTGTACAACAAAAGCAGAAAAGACGGCAAGTGCAGACACGAGTTCTGACGCTGAACCGTCCTCTAAAATCTCACGGACATAAGCAGAACCTCCCCAAGAGGAGGCTCCGTACGGCCCAGAACTCCAACCGCTGATGTCCGACATTTACTAAGCAGCTACAAGCTCGTCTTCCGCAAACCAACGCTGATGCTTGATGCCATCATCGTTAGTCCATTCAACCAAGTAGAAAAAATTTCCGTCTTCATCCATACGGAGTTTGACTACCGGGCCTTGCGGAACAGCTTTGTTCAGACGAACAATCTGGTCTTTTTGAAATTGCGTAGCCATTATCTACTCCTTATGCGTCAGTAAGGCTGAACTGATAAGTCACGTTCAGAGTGTCACCGTTAACCACAGAACGATCACCAGGAGCTTCAAACGCGGCAACAGAGAAAAGAACGCCAGTATTAGAGGAGTTACTTTGAGTGGCGGTCAAAAATGCGCCGTCAATCGTAACCGTCCCCGTAATGCTGAAGGAAGCCACAGTACCGCCAGTACCAGTGGTGTTTGCAATAACAGAAGGGTTAGCCGTAGTAGCCGTACCAAAGGTCGCCGTTGCGCGATTAGAGCCAGAGTAGGCAGTGGTCTCAGTCCAGCCAGCGTGCGAAGCCATGGTATCAGTAACACTGTAAGAAGGTGTTGGGCTGTTGTTAACTAGGCCGATATACCAGGCGGCGGTATAGCTGGAGCCCAAGAAATACTTGGTGTTCATGTCCTGACGGCCTTGGTTGGTCGTAAGATTTTTAGCCTCATCACGCCATTTAAGGTTGCCGTCTTTGTCGTAAGCCTCAAACACAAACACGCCACCACCGGTTGCGCCTTCGTCAAACCCTGAAATCCGCGTAACAGTGCTGGTCACCTTATCGGTACCTTTTGCTTTAAGTTCCATCATATACTCCTATGCGAGTCGAATAAGTGCCGATGTGCTGCTTGCGGCGGGGAATTGCACAGTGAACGTCGTAGTTGACGTCCTATCTGCACCGAAGTCTAAAACACAAATTGCGGGATTGGTAGTCCCGTTGTACTTATAAATGAGCGCCCCGCGAGCGGTAAACGCCCCAGACCAAGACGTGTTGTTGAAGTTAACGAACGACGTGCCAGCTGTAGCCCCTACCGTAGCAGTAAGCGTATTGCCACCCGCCGTATAACCCGAAGCCACAACCTCACCAGTCGTCGTGTACGCAGTCGTGGAGGCAGTGAGCGAAGCGTCGTTGGTGTATAGGGCGATCTTAAAAGTATCCGCGCTAAAATCCACGTCGCCATTCAAAAGCTCCGTCTTAAAGGAGTTGCAGGTGTAGTTTCCGGTAAAGGCCATTTAGTTCACCGTCAACCTTACTTGGCCAGAACGGTACGCATCTCTGCGCTCCATGCCATCGCCCAGACGTTTAGCCAGAATCATTGCCTCTTCGTAACGCTTGTTGTATCCAGCAATCACGTCGGCTTCACCCTTCATAAACGTGTACGCCTCAACCAGTGCGCCATACAGAAGGGCGGAATCAAAGTTATCGCCAAGCCAAGTCTGGCCAGAAGCCACCGTAGTGATTGACTGGGGATAATAAAAATAATGCAGTTCCACCGTATACGCAGTTCCAGGCGTAGGAGCCAAGAAAAATGTAAGTTCGTTTGTGATAACGGGGGGCGTAGCGTTGGTAGTGGCTGGCCCAAACAAAGCGTAGTACTTGGGGATACCCGTAGTTGCTGGATTAGGATACGCGGCGCGAAGGTAATTCACGTCCTTGTTCAGCAGATACTCGTACTCGCCAGTAGCCGGATTAACCACAGCAATCGAATACGGCGCTAAAAAGTCTCCAGGACACGTCAAATACATCGCCCGAGGGTCTGATGGGTACCCGTTGGTAAGAGCTGTTACGTTTTTACGGAGAGATGGGAACTGAACTGAGTTGAAAATCCGTTGCTCAGCCTGCTGAATGAACGTGTCAATCTGCTCTTTACTTGTAAACGTAGCTGTACTAGCACTCGGATCTGAGTACTGAGTAGCGGGGAAGTCGTTCTCGACGTACCCCTTGATGGTCTCAAACAGCTGCGTGTAGTTCATTTAGCCAAGCTTCTTAGAAGAGTTTGTGCCCTTCGTAGCTGCGCCCGTACCACGCGTCTTAACAGTTTGCGTGTTAGGGATGTTGTTGGGGTAACCGTTCTTGCTGGGAACGATAGGTACATTTTTGGGCATATATGATTGCATGACAGACTCCTAAGTCGTCGCTACTGTTACGGTGCCCAAGGCAATCCCGAGCACCAGATTATTTGGAGTTAAGTCCGTGTCGTAAGCCTGAGCCCCGCCAACAGGAGCGAATCCCCATTGAATGATTCTACTACCACCAGACTGATCTCCGCTACCCAATGGACCAGATCCTGGATCAATTTGTAGCCCCGTATTACCTGCAACAATGTACGTCGTATCCGGCCTAGGATTTCTCAACGCCTGAGGATCATCTACAGGATACATACCGAGCTGGAGCTGCGGCTGATCAGGCTCATAACAAGTAGGGCAGACAAGGATGTTGGTGTTCTTTGTCTTTATGACAATTTCCTTGAGCTGCTTCAATTTATACCTAAAGCCACATCTGTCGCATTGAGAGATGGCCCATTTGCCGGAAGCAAAATTATTGGGCATGTAACACCTTGTTTTTCTTCTTGATGTTTTCTACCCCAGGCAAAACCTGCAAATTGTACGGGGTGTGAAGCCCGGTCACGGTCTCGCCCTGCAATGGAATGATGTGATCCACATGCCAAGAAAACCCAAACATCTTTGTACGAAGGGCCGCTAACTCATACACTTCTTTTATCATCCAGCGCTCGTCTTGCGTAAGCCACTTGGGTGTACGCTGTTTTATCACTTTCTTGCGTGCAGCCACAAGAGCATTGATCTTGCCTTTGTTGGCGCGGCGATAAACTTGTTTCTGAGCAAGCCTGGCGGTTTGGTTGCGCAGGTACTCTTCCTTCTTTCGGTCAAGCAGTGCCTGTCCTAAACGCTCTCTGTAAGCTTTTTTCTTGGCGTTATCACAAAGTTTGCACGTCCCGCGAACGCCATACGCACCCCTAGCCGCCTGCTTGTAAAACTCAGACACGGGCTTGTTGACCAGACAGGTTTTGCAAACCTTTTCCATATTAGTAGAACATCTCTCTAGGCGCCAAGCGCAGGGGAGCTTTCTCGCGGTCTTCAGAAGAAGCCAAAGCCCACTGCTCTTCGTACGCCATCTTCAGCATCTCAATTCGATTTGCTGCTTCAGGGATCTTCATTGACAAGTAGTACGCCAGACCCGCAATCAAGCAGGTCAGCATACGGAACGGGATGTCCTCAGTCGCTGTACCGCTACCGGAATCCTGAATACGACGCAGTCTCCAGTAGACAAATGTATAGAAGTTGTTCTGGTCTGGGCATGGCCAGACATTAATAGACGGAAGGTTAACTACAGCAATTGAAGCACCGCTCGTGTGAGCTGCCGCCGTGGTGTTATTTGCCCCACGAACGCAATACTGAAGCTGGTTGCCGCTAACATTGGAGTAGCCGATGGTCTCGTTATCAATCTTGATAAACCCAGCACCGGCCAGATTTGCCGTGGAGCTTAGCGTAATCGTCGTGTCAGTTGAGGTAATGTTCCCGCTTAGCGTGATGGAAGTCAGGTTGGTCTCACCCGACTGGCGGTTAACCCATACTTGAATCGGACGGCCTTGAGCGTTCTTGTTGGGGATCACTGCATAGGTAGAAACACTGATACGGCTGATGTTGATATCTGTCTGCTCAACGCCGGTCTGGGTTCTAACAACCTGATCCAAGAGATCAATCGTATCTACAGGCAAGTTATAAACGATCTGCCCTTGGTTCATTGGAATCTGCCCCTGCTCAATCGTCCACAGATTGATTCCTCGGTTAGCCCATTCAATCGTTAGTAGGTTCAAAGACCGGCGAGCAGTACGATGCTCATAGCCAGTGCGAACCTCAACGCCACACCGCTCATACGCCTCTTCAATGATGTCGTTTAGGTCAAGATTGAATATGCTAAGGCCGGATGTGGTCACTTCATGCCTCTAAGAGTTTTAGCCAAACGTGCACGCTGACCCAGCTTGCCGGGAGCCTTAGTGGCTTTATCCAGCATCTTAGCGGGGATTGGCTTATCGCCTTTGATGCCAAGCTGCTTGCGTAGCGCACCAGGCTTCTTAACGGCCTCCTGAATCCAATTCTTAGCGGAGCCGCCCTTTTTCATGCCAACACCACGGCCCTTGAGAACATCGGCCTGGGTTACTTTACCGTCGCCGGTCAAATCTGGGAATTTCTTAGCCATTATCGGTACCTTGCTGTTTTCTTAGAGATTGATTTAGGCTGGGCAACGAATTGCTTTCCAGCCTTTTTTCCTGCCCGTTTTGCCCTAGTAGTCGCTGCATATTCCGCTGGTGAGAGGGCCTTAATCGCCGCTTCTGGAAGGTATCGCTCCCCAGTTGCCTTTGAACCCTGTGTTGATGGCTTGCCACTTTTGGTCCGCCACTTCTGGCGCCCCCATTCTTTTAAAGATTCTTGACTTTTTCGTAGTGCCATGTCAAAGTCCACACAAAGGAGAACCAAATGAACGAGATCTGGTTAACTGTAGCAGAAAAAAACGGGCGCTACTCTGTAAGCAACTACGGCAATGTTCGATCAAACTGGTCAGACATCCCCCAAAGAAACTTACCACACCGCAAAAGAATTGAAAAACAAAAAATGCTTTCTTCTTGGGTACACACAAATGGCTATAAAAGAGTTGCTTTAGGGCGCGGACATGTTTATTACGTGCACCGATTGGTTGCCCTTCATTTTTTGCCAAACCCAGAAGGCCTTCCGCAGATTGACCACATAGACGGAAACAGGCAAAACAACCGTGTAGAAAATTTACGCTGGGTCTCTGCTCGCCAAAACGTTTTGCTTGGAGGAGAGCGACATAAGTGGGAGACCCAAAAGATTGCAAACGCAAAAAGAAGAATTCACGAAGCACGAAAACAAGAGTACCGGTCCCTGCTTGATGAGGGACACAGTCTTCGACAGATTGCAAAGCTGTTTGGAACATCTCATTCCGCCATTTCTAATGCACTAAAAGACTGTAAATCTTAGTCTCGGTACCCACCGCCCTTAGCCTTATATTCTTTTGCAAGCATTTGTGCCTTCCTCGCGGACCATTGCCCTGGCGCACCACCTTTTCCACCCGCTTTGATCTTGTTAAAAAGCGACTTGCGCATCCCAGGCTTTGTGTAATTGCCAGCTTCGTTCACGCGAGATACCTCTCCACCTTTTTTGTACATGGTGAATTTGTCCCCGTCTTTACGGGTAAGGGTCTCCCCTTTAGGCATCTTGGATGGGCGGATCGCACCCATCCCGCGTGAGGGCATCATTTAGCACTTACCGCCATAGCGCATTTTCTTCATGCCAGCCTCTTCCATCTCATGTTTAACCATGGACTTAGGAGCGCCCTTCTTTTTCATGAAAGAAACTTCTTTTTTGACCATAGCTTTAGACTCGCCGCCAGCGGCCATCTTGACCATAGTGCCCTTGGTCTTGCCTTTCATAGCAACGCCATCAGGCTTAGAAGAGGTCTTGACTTTGCCCATTTTAGAAGCGGCAACGCCACCAGACTTCATCTTCATCTCACCAACGATGCGCTTCTTCTCAGCAGCGAGGTTCTTTTTGCCTTTGGAGGTGTAGGCTTTTTCAGCGTCAACACGGCCAAGCTCTTCAAGGCGGTTCATACGGGGGGTGTTAGCCATTTTGATTCCTTTTGTTAGCAAACTTTGCAACGGGTCTTGCCTTTAGTGGCAATGCCGTCAGCAGATTTATGTCCAGAAGCTAAGCCACCAGACTTCATGCCATGCATGCGCTTCTCATGGCCCTTAACAGCTTTAGAGGCGATCTTCTGCATGTTGGCCTTAGCCATACCACGCCCCTCTTTTTTCATCATCATGTTTTCGTTCACGATCTTTCCTCCAGCACGTTTTTTCTTAGCCAATTCTTCCTTCGTTTTGTCTTTGTACTCTTCTTCTTGGGTAAATCCAACCGCATCCCCAAGACGGCTAAGGCCCCGACCAAAGTTCATAATTGGGCTCTTGGTTTTCTCATACTCCGCATCTAGCATCTTGGTGCGGGTTGAGCGCTTATCTTCTTCTTTCATCTCAGCCATTTTTAGCCTCCATAAGCCGGTCGAGCTTCTTCTCGATCCGGTCAAAGCGTTCGTTGATACTTACCATGATGTCACGCAAATCGTTCTTGTGCGTGTACTGTTGAGCAACTTCAACACGAAAGTCATTCAAGTGGTCTTTAGTATCTTTGGACGCATCAATAACGCCTTTCAGAAACCAACCGATGATGGCTAGGAGAAAGTAAACAAATCCTACATACATTTCGATAGTCATATCAGCACTTCCACGCCCGCAGGCTCTTGTTGATTCGGGAGTTGGGGTCTTTCTTGGTCTTTTCGCTAGTCAACTTCTTCTTCATGCCGGTCATGCGGGCACAAAAAGACTTACGCCGCGCAGCGTCCTTCTCCGTTTTTGGGTTGGGAGCTGGCGGTTTTAGTCCGGGCTTGCCAGGATTAGCGGCGTTATAAGAAGCACGCCCCTTGGCATTGAGTCCGCCTTTTTCCGACTTTCCCTCTTTCCTCTGCCATGCTGGGGACTTGGCCATAACTCACCCGCAGATAAGCGTGTAAGACGTGACGTTGGAAGTCGCCACAGTTGCGTAGTCATTAAAGCACTCGCCACCAACCAAAATACCTTCGGAAGGAATAAACAGGCTGTCTGCGAAAGTCGTAGCAGATGCTGGGGTAGCGATCTTTAACAACGCAAACTCACGGTTCGGAGAGGTCACAGTGATGCTGCCAGCCGATCCACCACCAACGTAATACATACCCTTGATCCGAGTGCGGGGGAGGGCTAGATCACCACCATAACCAATCGAAACGTTATTTGCGGACGTTCCGCTTACTGTAATGCTTGTGATACGGCTGTAGTAGTTGGTCGAAAAAACGGTTGTGTTATTTGGTCCGGTAACTGTTTCGGTAATGGTGGGCGTGTTGGTAATAAGTCCAACTTTGTTTCCGGTAATCGTAAACGTGATGCCCGAATCATTGCCATTAGAGGTGATCGAAACTTTGTACCCATAACCATTGGTACCAAGATTGGCTTTTAAAAGCGCCAAAGCCCCAGCAGCGCCGATTGCGGCCGCAGCTCTAAAGTACGTAGTGCTAGAGTCAGCCGATACCGACCATACATCATATTGCATTGTTGACATTTTCGGCCTTTACTGGGTCAGATAAACCCAAGTCGGAGAAAGTTAACCCTTCTTCTTTGAGGTCGAGCCGAGCAATCAATGCGTTCATCACATCAATAGCCGCCTGGGAAGCAACGGCCACGTCGTGTGCGTGGGCGCGTTGCTGTTCCATCTTCTCAATCTCCGAAAGAAGAAACTCTTTCGTTATCTGCATTATGCAACCGTGCTACACATGATGTAGTAAGTTGTACCGTTATCACTGATCACAGGGATCGTGTGAGTAACAGAAGGCGAACCTACTGCAGCACGGAACACGCCAGCAACGGCAGGAGCAGGAACCCGAAGGAACGCACCGACCGTACCGGTACCACTATTGGTACAACGTAGGTAAGTAGCACCAGACCAAGACCCGCCAGAAGCAAAATCAGAGTCAAGCTGGATTGCAGAGATCGTGCCGCCAGGAGCCGTGGAAGACCCGCCAAGGGTCACGCGAAGAGCGTTACCAGCACCGGAGATGGTTCCAGATCCGTTGATCGACAAAGAAATATGAGCGCCGTTGATCGTGCCACCAGCAGCTGCGCCAGCAGCGGTAACCACCGAGAAAGCACGGAGAGTTTCGCCCGATCCAGTCGAGGTGAAGGTCAGACGGCTGTAGTTCAGACGGGTATCACCAGTCGTTGCAGACGTGGATCCGTAGAAGCTAGAGATGTTCTGAGCGGTAGTAACGGTAATGGGGTCGGAGGAGGTTCCGCCAATGAAGCCATTTTGCGACGATACTGGGCCGCTAAAGGTAGTAATAGCCATGATAAGCCTTTCGTGTAGTAGCACATCCCCGTATCGTCTCTACTACGTCTGCTAGGTCAGTCGATACAGGTAAAAATTCCTAGTACAACCAGTATAAATAAAAAGGGGGGTTTTGCAACCCCCCTCCACTACTATTTAAGCACCGGGTGATCCAAACATACCGAGCGGATCAGACCAGCCGAACGAATAACGCTCGCGGGCCTTGTAACGTACGTTACCGGTGTCAAAGTCGCCGTCCATGGACTGGCTCATCGGGGTCCGCACAAAGTGCTTCAGGCCGTTGGGCACGTCGGTGGTCAGGAACCAGGCATCGGTATCCGTCAGGTAGTTGTTGACGGTGTAGCCACCGGGGATTGAACGGTTGTTCCGCAGCGCGTTGATATCGTTGTCAGCAGTAGCCGTACGGAGTTCAGTCTCCAGGATACGTGTTGCAACGAACTGCAGCGAGGGAGGAACGACCAGCTTCACAGGCTTAGCAGCGATCAGCAGACCACGCTCGTCCGTCCATGCGGCGATCTGAATAACGGCGGCTTCAAGAGAAGTCTCGTTCAGGTCAGCAGGAGTAGCGGGCGTGTTGCTGTTGGTGCCACCAGAAACCAGGGGGTGAGCCGTGTTGAACAGGGAGACGCCATCACCGCCAGGGAAAGCGGAATTGAAGCCGTTGTTCAGAACAGCAGCAGCCTTGGTCTGCTTGGTGTAAGCCATAGCGCGAGCCAGAGCCTTGGTGTAACGCGTGGCCAGAGAGTCATAGAGGTTGTCCTCAATTGCCTCTTCAGTCAGCGAGAAGCCAAGAGCGATGGTCTCGTGTGTATAGCGAGCCGTGAAGACTTCCTGTGCGTTATCGTAGGCAATTGCGCTGCCTTCGTTCTTCACCGGAGCGGCGGAGAAGCCAGACAGTTTGGTTTCCTCTTCAAACGAACGCTCAGAAGACTCGGTCTCATAGATCTCTTTGTGCTGCTCACCGTAGGTGGCATACTCAAGACCAAACAGAGCATTCAGGCCAGGAAGAAGTTCTTTAAGTAGTTGTGCGCGTGAAATAGCCATGATCTAGCTCCTTATACACCAGTGGCGTTGAGATACTGATGACCACCAGCCTGGCCAGTAGCGCTCGGTGCGTTCCACTTAACAACCAGCTCAGGATAGCCAACAAAAGTCAGCGTAACGGTGCCAGAAGCAGTAGCGTTAGCGGACAGGGTCAGCGAAGTTCCAGAGATAGCCGAAACAGTAGAACCAGCAGCGATGCCGGTGCCAGAAATTGCCATGAACTTCAGGATGTCAGCGTTAGCTGCGGACAGCGTAACGGCAGTGCTACCAGAAGTCGTGGTTGCGGTCTGAGTCGTAACGATTGCGGTATCAGGTACAACGTCGATAACGCGGATCGGCAGCGTGTTGGTGGTTGCAAAGTCAGTAACGGCCACAGCGGAGTTACCCGTGGTGGTGCTACCGGCATTCTGAACCAGAGCAGCGTTGTTGCCAACAAACGTACGGCCAGGAGCTGCGATCACAGTCGTGCCAGAAACAGCCGCCACTTTGAACAGTGCATCGGGATCATCTTGGACATAAGCCACGATGTCAGAAGCAACGGTTCCGGTGGGGAAGTACTGACGGAAGACCTTACCGAACGTAGGATCGGTGTAGGAGCAGCCAAGGAAAACACCAACAGGAGTAGCGGTGGTAGTACCGGTGTCCTTAGCCAGAACGCCCGAGCTCGAAAGATTAACAACGTCACCATAAAAAATGGAGGGCGTGTAACCGGAAGAGATGGGGATCTGACGAGTAGCACCAGCAAATACCTGACCGCCGATCAAGTTGATCGGGATTAGCCCATAGGGGGCTTGAACGGTAGGATAAGCCATTTTTAGCCTCTTTCAGAAAAAGTTTAGATTCCTTTACCGAACGAAACCTTGGATTTGCCTTCTTTAAAGAGTGGCATCCGAGGGTCGCTCTCTTTCATAAAGTTGTTGTCTACAGCATCCATATTGGCCTTTGCGATCTGTGCGTAATAACTTGTACGCTGATCAACAAACTCCTCAGGCATTTTGCACAACAGCAACCCAGCAACTTCAACATTGTCTTTGAATCGGCTGTCCGGATCTACCAACAGCTTAAACTGTGGCTGTTCCTCAATACGCACCGGCTCCCAACCTTCCCGGAATTTGGCCGAGATGTTACGGGCATCAGCCTGGTTCATCATCGAAACGCGAATCCAACGATACGCATATCCGGGCTGTTTGTCGGGCTGAGGTAGCGTTTCGGGACGCTGCCACTGCTTAGGACGCTCTTTCATGGAGCGCGATTCAAGTTCACGTGCAATTCTATTTTCAGCCATTTTGTTTCTCCAGTTTCATCATCTCTTTCGCATACTGCTCGGGGGTAATCCCCATTTTCTTGATTACGTTCAGTTGCGTCTGACTTAAGCGCACCTTCTTGGCAGATGTGCTTCGTGACACCGGAGCCACAACAGTGGCAGACCTCTCTGTACGCTGGGCGGGCTTTGACTCCACCTCATCCGTTTCATCGTCCACGTCACCCCAATCATGTTCAGGGAAACGTTTACGCATTGTGCTGTCAATGGTACTCCAATATTTGTCAGTATTGACAAAATCTTTGCCATACTGTTTTTCTAACTTCTGATGCAACCCAAGAGCCGATGCTGTCATCTCTTCATCCGACCCAAACCACGTATTCTGGCGACGCCAGCTGTCCGTTTTGGGGTCAAGACGAACCTCTTGAGGCTGCGCCTGCGGAATATTTACCTCATTTTTCTCTTCTTGTACAGGGGGCCTATAACCTTTTAATCGCTGAAGTCTGTATCCAGCGTTATTTAGTTTTTCCTGAGCCTCTACAAGTCGATCAGAATCGCCAGCGTCATAAGCCTCTTTATAGGCCCGCTTAGCCATTTCCATTTCCAGCTCTGCAGCGCTTGTAGCCGTCAGAACTAGGGATTTTTCACCATCAGTCAACCGCGCTTTTAGCGCACGATTCTCTTCAGCAATCTTCCGCGCCATCTCAATCGCAGTCTGTTGTTCACGAAGCGCGGCTTCTTTTTCCCGCCGTTCGTCGTGCCAAACCTTCTTCATCTGCTTGAGTCGGCTTTTTACCTTCTCGGAGTAATCTTCAAGCTCATCTTCCTCAAGCTCTTTTACGAGCTCTTTGGGCATGGGCTCACGGCCTCGGTCCTCTGGCGGCGTATCGTCTACAACCTCCAGCTCGATATCATCAATTACATCTTTTTCTTCAGCCATTTTCCTACTCCTTATGCGCGACTAATGCCACGGGGATCTTGAACTACCCCCTCGACAGAGTCATCGTTGATAATGCGGAATTCGCGTCCATGAATCTTCAGGCGCGAGCCAGCGTGGGGTCTAACCAAAATAAAGTCACCAACCTTACACCACGGACCAGACGGGAACCGCTCTTTGTCTTTATAACAATCAGGGCCCATCTTTGCCACAAACAGAACCGTTGTGAGCAGTTCTTCATTGTGTACGGTGACTTCAGCTTTGACTAAACCACTGTCAAATTTATTTTCAATCTCAGGGATTGCGCAGAGAATCCGATAACCAGACGGGTCCGGTAGCTGCCTTGCTTTTTCTTCTGCAGTTTCTGGAAGTACTGTCGCCTTGTTCGGATCGTTTGTAGAACCGATTAGGATTTCACTCATCGTGATCAAGCCTTTCTGCCATTTCGGCAAGCATGTTATTTGCGATTAACAACCCACGTACTACCCCACAGGCGTGTTGATACGCCGCGTGGTCTTTGGCCTTACCTGCAACCAAATCCTCTTTGATGACTTCCTGCTCCTCTTTCAATCTTTTTGAGATGTGTAGGAGAACGTCTTTCACTGATTACCCCCTTCTGTGCGACCCATTTCACGGGCAAGGTCGATACCCATGCGGAAGCCATCAACTTCTTGCTTGACTGCCTCCACGCCTTCTCTGAACTGCTGCTCCGTCTGCTCACGGGCAATCTGCGCCCCAAGTCGTGCTCCGTCAATCTCAGCTTGAGTCTGAATCCGCATCTGCTCGGTCTGAATCTGTTGAGCCTTGAGCTGTGCGTCAATCTGATCTTTCTGAGCCTTGCGCTGGACCTCAGCGGCTTTAAGCTGCAACTCTTGTTGTTGCATCTGCACAATCGGATCTTGCGCAGCTTGTTGGGCCTGAGCCTGGGCAACCTGAGCCTGATTAGCCTGAAGAAGTTTCTGTGAAGCAGCGGCGGCCAGACGAGACACCTCAACCTCGAGCTCTTCTGGCATTTCCTCGTTAGGTGCAGGATAGGGAACGCCAAGCTTCTCTTCCAGATTCTTGCGATACTGGAATGCGTAATGCTCCGCAATGTGGGCCATGAGAGCCGCCGTCATTTGAGATGCCTGGGGGTTCTGGCCAATCATCTGAGCCGTAATAGGATCCTGCATAAACGACATGTGCGTCGTGATATGCGCCGCGTGATCTTGATAGATAAACGCTTTCAATGGCTTCATATTGATAGCGTCCATGTTTTCAGACACGGGATCTTTGGGCTTCATATCGGTTTCAATCGGGACAAGCTTGGCTGCGTCTTTGATCCCAAGAACCTCCAACATCTGCCGATGTAGAAGTGGCATATCGTAGAGCTGGGGTGCGCTCTGGGCCAACTGAAGAACCGCCTGATACTGGACAACCTTCTGAGCCATTGTCGCGGCGTTGGGGTCAGAAACAGGAATAACCTCAACATGATCATAGTCAGACCGCTTGGCCATGGGCGTCGCATTGTCCGGCTCGTACTCGTACTCTTCGGGGGTGTAGTCACGGATGATGTTCTTTAAGAGTCGGAACTCTTGCTTCATCGCGTGGTGGACCCGAGCCTGAACTGCCGACATTACTTTCAGTGTGCGCTCAAGAATCGCCAGGGTTGTTCCCACCGGGGTCTGGCCTGACATGTCGGAGATCTTCATGTCCGCTGCAGAAGCGAAGCGACGACCCTCTTCTACGATTGTGCCGAGAAGTGTGTACAGAACTTGCGACGGCTCCTTGTACGGGAGCGTCATGATGTTGTCTTTAATAGTCCCTGATGTGACGTCTACGTCTCGGAACTCTGCCGGGGCAATTGGAGTGTCGTCGCCCTTAACGCGAAGCCCTTTAGTCTTAAATCCTCCGGGGAGGTTTGAGAGCACGCCTGCATCGACAAGCTGCCGCAGAATAGAAGTGCCGGACTTAGCAAAAGCGCCAATGAGATGGATAAGGCCAAAGCAATAGAAGCCAAATCCAGGAACGTATCCGTAGTGAACAAAGTGCTGCCGTTTCTGTTTGAGAGGATCATCTGGGTGCCAATTCCGGCGTATTGCCAAAATCGTCTGAGTGTGTTTTTCTATCGTTATTACGTACGGTAACGCGATTCCCGTAGGCTTACCTTTTTTGTCTTTATCTTCGTATCCCGGTAGGTCCAGGTCTACATGCATCTCAAGAAGTTTGAACCGGTCATCAACTGAGGCTTTGAACCCCATCTTCTCGGCAATCTTTTTCTCGATCTCATCAAATGTATCTACTGGATCGCCCAACTCGACGTCCCGATAAAACCCAGCGACCTGCAATTTGCGCATCTCGTTTGGAGTTTTACGCATTACATGAGTTACTCGTGG